AAAAGACCCGATATCATGCATGTGAGCATCCCCGCGAAATTCCCAGTTTTGAAAAAACTGTCATTTTGGGTTTTTTTGGACTAGGCTGTGGCTATGGAAAACCTGCAAATTGAAACTGTAAAAATTGAATCATTAACAAGTGACCCAGCAAATGCGCGGTTACATAGTCCAGTAAACATCAAATCGATCATGGGATCTTTGGAAAACTTTGGGCAAAGAAAACCAATTGTTGTTACTCCAAACAATGTAGTCGTTGCTGGAAACGGAACTTTGGAAGCCGCTAAAAATCTTGGTTGGACTGAAATTGCAATTGCGCGAACTCCTCGAGATTGGAACTGGGATCAAATTAAGGCTTTTGCACTAGCAGATAATCGCACTGCTGAACTTGCTGAATGGGATGTAGAAGTTCTAAAAGAACAATTACTAGAACTAGATGCAAATGGTTGGGCAGTTGAGGAATTTGGCTTTATGCAGTTACAGCCACCAACAAATCCTATGGACGAGTGGGATGGGATGCCCGAATATGAAGTTACTGCTAAAACGTCTGCGTTCAGATCTGTATTTCATTTTCCGTCTGAAAAAGATGCTGATGATTTTTTTGCTTTAATTAATGTTAAGAAAAGATCTATTGTTTGGTGGCCTGAAAGTGACGGACACGCTAATTACGCATCGGACAAGCAAGTAATTGTCGAATAATGCAACCACGATTTCCAATTTATATTCCATCTAAAAGTCGAGCAGCGCGAGCAACTACACCTAGATATTTAGACAAAATAAATGTTCCGTACAGACTGGTTATTGAGGAACAACAGTACGAAGAATATAACGACTATTTTCCTGCTGAAAAACTAATTATTTTAGATAAGTCTTATCAAGAAAACTATGACACTTGCGATGACTTGGGTGGAGAGTTTTCTCGTGGTTCAGGTCCTGCCCGTAACTTTATCTGGGAACACTCAATTGCAGAGGGTCACGATTGGCACTGGATTATGGATGACAACATATCTAGATTCTTTAGGTTTTACCAGAATGTAAAGACACCAATTGGTGATGGTTGGATTTTTCACGCGATGGAAGAATTTTGCTTGCGTTATGAAAATGTAGTTATGGCAGGTCCTCAATATTCAACATTCGTACCAGCAAGAGAAAAACGCCAACCCTATACAGCCGCAACTAGAATTTTTTCTTGCAATCTAATTCGTAACGATATCCCGTATCGTTGGAGAGCAAGATACAACGAGGACGTAGATTTATCTATCAGGATTCTTAAAGGTGGTTACCAGACTATTTTGTTCAATGCTTTTCTACAAGAAAAACTAAGAACACAAAGGATGCCTGGTGGTAATACTGAAGCATTTTATGCTGACAAAGGAACACTGCCTAAATCAGAAATGCTAGTTCGACTACACCCAGATATTGCAAAAGTAGTTTGGCGTTATGGTCGCTGGCATCATGCAGTTGATTTTTCGCAATTCAAAGATAGAGCGTTAATCAGAAAAAAAGATTTAGTTATACCTAAAGAAAATCCGTATAAACTTAAAACTGTTGATCGTGAGGGATAAATGTCGCAACGTGGCAGACCGCCAAAGCCCGTTGAGCAAAAAAGATTGCTGGGAAACCCTGGCAAACGCGCTTTACCTAATCAAGCAAGCGTAGTTGCTTTACCAAGTGCTTATGGGATACCAGAACCACAACGTCCTCTTGGACCTAGCGGATCTGAATTATGGGAACGAATCTGGGGATTAGCAAACACTTGGTTATCACCAAACACAGATTCAGAACTTTTACTTATGACTTGTGAGTTACTGGATGAACGCTGGAATCTACGTGTTCGTGTAATGCGAGATTCAAGACCAGAAGAAAGAAAAGCACTGCGAGAACTTGATAGACAACTTGTGGCAAATCTTTCTTTATTAGGATTTAGTCCAACAGATCGTTCTAGACTTGGCGTTGCTGAAGTCAAAAGACAATCCAAACTAGAGGAACTGCGCACACGTGTCGAAGAAAACAAACAATAGTTGGCCACCACGCTGGCTGACTAATGTTTCAGATGGAGATCTAGAAAGATCTCGTGGATGGCAAGCATCTGAATTCATTAACGCATTTGCAACCCAAACAAAAGATACTGTTGCTGGTAATGCTGGACAGCCACTTGTTTTACGCGATTGGCAGTCTGACTTACTAGATCACCTATTTGCAGTTGGTGAAAATGGGTTATACACTCATCGAACTGCTTTGATCGGAATGGCTAGAAAAAATGGCAAATCTGGTTTAGGTTCTGGAATGGCTCTATGGTCACTACTCATGGGTGAAGCAGGTGGTGAAGTTTATTCTTGTGCATCAGATAAAGATCAAGCAAAAATTGTTTTTGGTGATGCAAAGCGCATGATTGAAGCAAATGAGGAACTAAGTGATGTCTGCAAGGTTTACCGAGATGCTATTGAAGTTCCATCTACTGGTTCTATTTATCGCGCACTTTCATCAGAAGCATTTACAAAAGAGGGTTTGAACCCAACACGAGTTATCTATGATGAGTTACATGCTGCGCCGAATCGTGAGTTATTTGACGTTATGCAACTTGGAATGGGTGCTAGACGTGAACCAATGCTTATTGCAATTACAACTGCTGGAGTTAAAGCAGACTCGACTGGTCAAGATTCAATCTGCTATTCGTTATATCAATACGGGCAAAAAGTTGTTCGCGGAGAACTAGATGACCCAAGTTTCTTTATGGCATGGTGGGAAGCACCTAGTGAATCAGATCATAGATTGGCAGAAAACTGGCAATTAGCAAACCCAGGGTTTAATGACTTGAATGATGAGCGCGACTTTGAATCAACAATTAAGCGAACACCAGAATCTGAATTTAGAACTAAACGATGTAATCAATGGGTAAGTAGTCAGAATGCTTGGTTACCGAATGGTTCATGGGAACCACTAGCAGTTGAACGAGAAATCTTGCCAGACGAACCAGTAATTCTAGGATTTGATGGATCGTTTTCTGGTGATGCCACAGTTCTAGTTGGTGTAACCATTGAAGATAATCCTCATGTCTTTATGGTTAAAGCGTGGGAAAAACAACCTGACGACCCAGCAGAATGGCGAGTAGATCAACTTGATGTAGAAAATACTATTATTGAGTTCTGTGCTAGTCATAATGTAAAAGAAATTGTCTGTGACCCTTTTAGGTGGCAGAGAACTATGCAGATATTAGATGAACGTGGGTTGCCAATTGTAGAATTTGCTTCATCGTCTGCTGCTCGCATGGTACCAGCGTGCGCACAATTCTATGATGCTGTGGTTAATGGAAAACTTACACATGATGGAAATCCCTTATTAACAAGACATTTACAAAATGCAGTTATTAAGACAGACAGACTTGGACCTCGTATAGTAAAAGAACATCGCGCGAGTCCAAGAAAGATAGACGCGGCAGTTGCTAGTATTATTGGATTTAGCAGAGCGACACTTCCGCTAGAAGTTCCAGTCGTACCTCAATTTTTTAGTTTCTAGGAGTTAAGTGTTAGCCGAAGTTTTACAAGTAATTGGTCTAGCATCAATCTCAATTGGATTAGGTTTATTCAGCATCCCACTTGGGATAATTGCTTTTGGTGCATCTTGTTTGTTGGTTGGAATTGCTATGGAAAGAGATAACTAATGCTAGGTCGTTTAGGTAATAACGAAACACGTACTATTTCTTACCAGAAAATCTGGGGATCTGGTGCAGATTTTGTAACTGCATCTGAAGCAGGTGTTCCAGTTGATGAATCTAATGCCATGAAACTGAATGCTGTCTATGCTTCTATTCTTTTAATCTCTGACACAATTTCAACACTGCCAGTAGATTGTTTTATTCGCCGAAATGGTGATCGTTATCCATTTAGACCACAGCCAGCATGGGTTCAGAAACCAGATGTTGATTTATTAAAGTCAGAACATTACCAACAAGTTCTTGTTTCACTTTTACTAGACGGAAACTCTTTTACCAGAATTTATCGTGATTCAAATGGTGACGTAGCAAATCTAGTTGTTCTTGACCCAACAAAAGTTACTGTTAATCGCACAGAACGAACTCGTGAACTTTACTATGTCTATAACGAAGATGGATCTCGTCCAATTCGCAAAGACGAAATGATTCACATCACAGAAATTCGTAAAGCAGGTGCAGATCGTGGCGTATCACGCGTAACAGAACTGAAAGATAATCTTGGTCTTGGTCTTGCTTTACAGTCTTTTGCTTCTAGATTCTTTTCTCAAGGTGCTGTTACTGCTGGCATTATTGAAACAGCATCAGATCTAACTGCTGAACAATCCAAGAATCTTGCTGACAACTTTAACTTGCGCCACAAAGGTAGTTCAAAAGCACATAAGGTTGGCATCCTTACTGGCGGTGCAAAGTTTGTTCGTACAGGTGTAAATCCTGATGAAGCACAGATGATTGATAGCCAAAGATTTTCTGTTGAACAAATTGCTAGAATTTTCCGTATTCCACCACACATGCTTGGAATTACAACTGGCGGAATGTCTTACAATTCTGTTGAACAGCAAAATATTAACTTTGTTCAGCACACGCTTCGTTCTTACATCGCTAAATTAGAAGATGCTTACGGTGCATTATTACCACAGCAAGCATTTTTAAGATTTAATATTGATGGACTACTGCGCGGTGATTTTCAGACTCGGATGCAAGGTTATTCGATTGGCGCACAGGCAGGATTCTTAAGTACAAATGACATCCGTAGATTTGAGGACTTACGACCTGTTGATGGTGGGGATGTTTATCGTGTTCCTCTGGCTAACGTGGATCTTGCTGCTGCTTCACTCGTTGAAACCGACAAGAAAGTCCAAATGGCGGTTAAGTTGGTGCAGTCTGGTTTTGATCCTGCTGATGTTTTATCTAAACTAGGTCTGCCAGCGATGGAACACACTGGACTTCCAACTGTTCAATTGCAAAGTGTTGCACAGATTGATCCAGAAAATCCCGAATCGGTTTACGGGGTTTAACAGTGGCAATTTCATCTGGGCAACAAACTATAAGTGCGACGCCACAATTAGTAGATGGCGTTTCTGTTAATCCGTCACGCTTACATATTCACAACATGGATAACACTAAAGTTGTATATTTAGGAAATGGTAGCGTCACTGTTGCAAATGGTTTAGGCTTACAAAAACTAGACAGCATTGAACTAATTCTTAACCCCGGCGAATCACTTTACGCAGTATCAGATGGCGGAAGTCATTTAATCTCTTGGTTAAGGCAGACACTTTACTAATGCCATATTTCATAACTAACAAATCAGCAGACTGTAATGGTTGGGCAACTGTCAAGGCAGACGGTGAAGTTTTAGGATGTCACAAAACTAAAAAGGATGCGATTGGTCAAATGGTTGCAGTTAGTCTTTCAGAGGGTATTGAACCTGCTGGTGAACGTGCTTTGAATAATGAACTAGAAATTGGCGATTTTGTATTCTGGGAAAATGGACAAAAGATTGAATTTGGTCTAATTGTTGCAGTATCTACTTATGGACCAGTAAATAGCCAGATTGGTGCAAGTTTTATAGCAACACAGGAAAAACCACTAGCAACTGTTGTTCAATATCTTCTAATTGACAATGAATTGGTCGAAACAGATCAATTTGTAATTAAAGATTTTGCTCCACTAACCAAAATTGGTGAACTGCCAGATGAGGATGAGATGTCACCAGAAATGGATGATACTTCAGATGATGAACGTGCTATGCCAGATGATCTAAAAGAGGGTGATTTTGTTTCTTGGAACTCATCGGGTGGTCGCGCTCGTGGCCGCATTGAATATGTGATGAAAGATGGAACACTGGGAATCCCTGATTCAAGTTTCAAGATTAACGCATCAGCAGATGATCCAGCCGCTTTAATTAGAATATGGCGCGAAGATACTGATGGCGAGTGGAATGAAACTGAAGTTCTAGTTGGTCATAAGTTTTCTACATTGACAAAAATAGACTCACTTGCAAGAAATCTTGATGAAAGAGCAATTAACCAAGAAGCACCAGCATTTATGAGAGCCGCCGCTAGACGAGGCTTGGAACTCTATGCAGATGGAAAAGGTGGTGATGGGCTAGTTGATAAAACGATTCGAGAAGCAAGACTTATGGCACAAGGTCAAGTTTCAGATGATAAATGGATCCGTATTGCGGCTTGGATTTCTAGACACACTAGCGATTTAGATTCACCAGATGCCAACCCAGATTCAGAAAATTATCCATCCGCAGGTGTTGTTGCTCATTTATTGTGGGGAAGTGGTCCATCTAAACGTCAAGCACAGCGTACACTTGCCTATGCTGAACGAGTTGCTGAACGGGTTAAGGCAGAGGAATCCCAACGCTGGTCTAGTATTTCGATAAACTTAAATAAGGATGAAAGGACACCAGTGTCTAAACAAGTTGAACGACGAGTAAGTCATGTCGAATTTGATGTTCGAGAGATGGATACAACTGGCGACAAAATGACCTTTAGAGGTTATGCCGCAGTTTTTAATTCTGCAAGTCAGCCGCTACCATTTACTGAATTTATTCGAGAGGGTGCTTTTACTCGCTCATTAAAATCTCGCAACGAAATTAAAATGTTTAAGAACCACAACACAGATATTGTTCTTGGTTCAACACGCGCTGGTACTTTGCGTTTAATTGAAGATTCCAAAGGTTTACTTGCGGAAGCAGATTTGCCACCAACAACAGATGGCAAAGATCTATCTATTCTTATGCAACGTGGGGATGTAAATTCAATGTCTTTTGGATTTAGTGTTCCTGCTCGTGGTGATTCTTGGTCTGACGATGGACAGACTCGTGAATTACATCAGATTCGTCTGCATGAAGTTTCAATTGTTACTGGGTTTCCAGCATACGAAGCAACTAGCGCATCTGTTCGTTCCCTAGATTATCTAGCAACTCGTACAGCAGTAGATGTTGATGCTCTTGCTGATGCTCTTACTCGCCTAGAATCTGGCGAAGAATTAGATTCCACACACGCAGACATAATTTCAGAAGTTGTAACTAAACTACGCAAAGATAAACCAGTTGAGTCTGATTTTGCACCAGAACTACTAGAACTTAAGAAAAAACAACTAGATCTAATGGCAAAGGTGTTCTGATGGACGTGGCAAAGGTAAAAGCAGTTCTACTTGATGCAGTAGGTAATCCAGAATCTGGAATTATTGCTGATTATGCAGATGTTTTAAGTGAAGCAGTTGTTAAAGCATTTGCTGAAAAGAAAGCATTAACAGAACCACAATCTCGTGAATTACGAGTAGTAAAACCAGAAGAACTACGCTAAAACTGTTCTATAATTTACTTAGTGCGATTGAGCGGAGCCGCCATCGCTTTTCTGTTGTGGAGCCACACAGATTCTTAAACTCACATAACAATAGGAGAACTAAACTATGTCTGATTACTTAAATCAGCAGGTTGAGGCTCGCGCGAAAGCATGGGAAGAAGCAA